TTTACGACCACGAACCGTAATACTTTGGAGCACAAAATGATCAAAAACAGCGATATAATATCTGGGAATACGAGAATGACCCTCAGCGACGTGTTTACTGAAAACACAACGCCTGGGCAACCCCGTAAAACAAACCCACATAGGTATGTATCACAAATTTCGAAATCATTTCCACTGAGTTACACCCAAGGCGGAATAGGTAGGGTTTCTTATGAGCAACCTGCACATAAGTATTTTAACCTTGATTTTCCTAGTACGTCTTCGGCCCTCGATATTGAGGCTGATAATACTCTTGTAGAGGCTGTTCGTTCTTCCAAGATCGAATTTCTGTCCGAAGCTGCTGAAGCTAAGGAAACCATAGAGTCAATTGGGTCAGTTGCCATCAGGGTATACAAAGCTGCCGCGGCTGTGCGCCGTGGAAGATATGAAGTTGCCCTACGTCATTTGGGTGTGAGCCTACGTGACCAGCGGGACCTCTTTAAGACGCCATCGGACTTTTGGCTAGCTTATCAATTTGGTGTTGCACCATTGGTATCGCTAGTCAAAGAGTTAAATGACGCTCGTATCGAGGGCTTTGTGCCGCAGCCCAGAAGGGCTAATGCACAAAAGTCAACCACGTGGAGGACGACCGCCTATACATATAGCGGTTATCTTACATACAAAGTTGATATTGTTGATTCCTATGAAGTACGCGTTGGTGCAAAGTTCTCTTTTGGAGATCCTAGCGCCTCATTCGCGAACGACTATGGGTTCGACAATCCGCTGACAGCTCTTTGGCAGATAGTGCCATTTAGCTTCCTTGTAGATTACTTCTTGCCTGTCGGAGACTGGCTGGATGCAAACTTTTCCGTTGTAAATCCGGCTTATTCAGACGGTTTTAAAACAGTGGTAAGGAAGCGTTCAGTTACTATGACTTGTAACGGTACTACATCGGATGCCCCAGTGTATAGGGATTCGGAAGGAGTAATCCGTCCACTCTATATACCCTCTCAGTCGGTAGTGTCTACGCACGAGTATCTTAGATACACACGCGTACCGCACTTTCCAACTTTTAACTTAGTTATGGACCGCGATCCTTTTTCATTGAATCGTAGTCTAAATATGTTAGCGCTTTTGTTTTCGGCGCTGAGGTAAATAAAATGTCACAATTAGCTGATATTAACATTAATGACGGAGCGGCAACACCTGTTAGCCGTCTCTTTGTAGCTATGAAAGCGCAGACAGGGAGTAACCCATCTGCCTGGTACTATAAACCTGTAACTCAGCCGATTGGCTGGATTGCATTGACTCACTCGTTGGCTGAGACTTCACAAGGGTCTTTCAAAACTAAGGTTAAAGTGGTCAACCCACAAGTAGATACGTCCAACCCGGCGCGTGTAGAGCTTGTCTCTACTTGCATCGCGAGTGTCGATATCACTTTCCCACCTAATGCGTCTGATTTAGATCGTGCAAACACGTTAGCGTATTTAGCTAACTATTTGACTACGAAGAAGGCTGAAATTTTAAGCCTGACCCCGTACTTCTAATTTGACAATATAGGTGATAAAATGGGTATACCTAAGGTAACCTTGTCTCCGGCTTTAGCTGAAGACGTTTTGATCGATTTGCTTGAAGGTATCAATACACCCTATTCGCTATCACTAGCGTTGCAGGTGCGTAGTGGCGCTTTTATGCCACGGAAGATACATCCCAGTGATTACAACGACCTCTCTTTATATAGAGCCGACGTGTTCGCGGAAGCGTTATTCAAAAAGGAACGCGACTTTATCTACAAAACGCCCAATAATGAGCGTTACGATGAATGTTGTGCTTCTTTCTATGAAAACGAATACGTTTGTACACGTCAGGCTTTATCGATACCTACTTTCGACTATTTACTTGAAAGGCCCCGCAAGCTTATTGCAAGCTGGCTTAAAGGCTTCTCTTATAATAGAATGAAGGAAGGTATCATTAAGTTTGGGCCCGGCACCACTTATGGTACGTCGGGTGTGAATAGTACTTTAGACTACAAACTCGTAACAGATCTGACCATAACTCGAGGCTGTTTTGACCTTTATCAAGGTTTGACAGCTGGAAGTATAATGGATACGAACCTAGAAGATCATCGACCTTTCCGTGTGGTTAATGGAAACCGTTTTACAACGGTCGACAAAACCTACGATAAAGATCGCCCGATTTGCGTGGAGCCGATATGTAACATGTCGGTACAACTCGCGATTGGGGCCGAACTTAGGAGATGTCTTAATAGACAACTACCTGTAGTATTGGATGAGATGCCTGACTACCATCATCGACGTTTATTACGCGATGGGGATGACCTGGCAACAATAGATCTTTCTAGTGCCTCTGACACAATATCGAGTGACTTGGTAAAAGCCTTGCTACCCGAACATATTTATCGTTATCTCGACCAATCCCGAAGTCCTTATACAAGGATTAACGGTCAATGGGAAAAGAATGACAAGATAAGTTCTATGGGCAACGGCTTCACCTTTGAGCTTGAGACTCTCATATTCTTGGCTTTAGCTAGATCTATAGATCCTAGCGCGACCGTGTTCGGGGATGATATATTGTGTGATGCGCGTAAAGCACATTACTTAATTACAAACCTAAAACGCTTTCGTTTTATACCGAATATGAGTAAGACATTCATAGATGGGCCCTTTAAAGAGTCATGTGGCCTTGACGTTTGGAATAAAATAAACGTTAGGCCTATATTCCTAAGGAGCTCACCGTATGGAAAAACCACCGTCAGCCTACGAAGTGTTTACAATTACTTGCAAAACATTGATAGGTATCTTCGCTGTTATTATGGCGATGATGACAATTATGTATTTAGGAGCAGAGCTTTTCAGCGTGTTCTTCGATGCATACCAAAGTCGCTGACTTTCTTTGGACCTCCGGAACGGGTTGAGTTTATACCCGCGCCTCGGAACAAATGGAAGACAAGCTACAAGGGGTTTGTTTTGAGAGCGAAAGGGCTGGCCGTAAGGACTAAACATCGTCCTATATGCGCTGACCTTAAGCAATCTGAACGTCTTATTGTCTATGCCCTTTTACAGGGTGATAGCAGAGGGGTGCTCCCCAGAGAAACGGGGAGTATCGACTGTATCGCGTACATAAATGTATGCGGCAGAGTCTAGCTGACTGACAAGCCAGCAAAAATCACGATAAATCGTGT